ATGATCCGGCAGCAGTTCGACATAAACAAATACGACTGGAAGGTCGAGGTCTATTATGCCGTGGACTGTTACTATACGGATGAGATCATGGGTAGGCTCTATGATATCGGATGTCGGGGAGATGATCTGCAGACCGCATACGAGAACCTGAGCGCCGGAAAGCCCGACACCGGGCTCACCTATTCCAATTACGGCACGCGTCAGACGGTAATGGTCATAGGCATCACATCTTCCGCTGCACAGTTTCAGAACTCTTATGACCACGAACGCAAGCATCTGGAAGCGCATATAGCGGCAGCGCTGGGGATCGATCCGTGGGGAGAGGAGATCTGCTACCTTTCAGGGGAGATCGGACAGCTGATGTTCGAAAAGGCAAGGCTGATGCTGTGTGACTGCGATTGTTGCAAACATAAAAAACAGGAACTCATATGAAAAGAAAAGAATTAAAAAAAGCAATCAAAAGCGCGACACCGCTGGAAAGCCTGTATGCACTTCTTCCTGAGAAGCAGAAGGAGAAATTCAAACAGTTTGCCGCCGGATTCGGATTCACCGAAGAGCAGATAAAAGAAAGACTGGAAGGAAACGGATAGTCTTCGTTAAAAAAAGACTGACTTTTCTTATTATATATAACGGGTGCTGCGGCTGGTCCGCCGGGCACCCGTTATCGTATTGTTTTGAGAGTTATTTAATCCTTTGTAATCTGTCAATTTCCGCAGCAATGAGTGCACCTGCTTTTGCTAACTCTCTTATTCGGTCGTCAGATGTAGGCTTCCACCATTTCTTATCCCACGGCCATAGATTATTTACATCGTATTCATAAGTACGGCGTATCTCAGGCAACGCGTATAATGCTGCTGCTTCAGCGAGTTGCTCATCATTGTTTGCAATCTTATCATGTTCAGAATCCCAACCTTCAACTTCAATTTGTCTTTTACGTTCTTCTGCTATAATCTCTATTCCTGTTTTCATAATGTTCCTTTTTTTCTTGTATTGAGTTATTTCTTCTTTTTAGATTCACGTTCCATTTTTCTTCGCTGTTGCCTTGTAAGAGGTGGAATAAACTCAGGTGTCTTTTCTAACGACTTCTTTACTGATTCGCTTGCAGGCGTGTATAAATCAGAATCTAATATTAACCCGCCATTAAGGACATGTTCGATTTGCCTATCAGGCAATTTTATTGTCTGATCGATTGTAGGTCTTTTCCATTTGAATACTCGAATGTAATCTGGAACAGATTTAAAAGTCTTTGTATGCTGCATATTACCTCCGCAACTACACCCAATAATAAAAGGAGTTACACCTTTATCGGCGTAGGTCGTTATTTTCTCACGGAAACACTTTTCACACTGATACAAATCAAATGTTCCCCGACCATCGTATATTCCAGCATCTTCAATGGTTGATACCATTTTAGCGTATCTATTTCTTATTTCTTGTATATTCATATCTCTATTGTTTTGAGCCTTTTCAGGCTACATCATTAATACTAATTTCTCCTTTCAAAACTCGCTCTACTTGTCTGTCGATTATCTCTTGAAATTCAATTTGGCAGATAAGAGAACAATCCGGTATAATCTCTTCCACTGGGTCACCTCGCCATGTTGGTAGTTCATCAAGGAAAATACGACCGTCTTTATCCTTTAGGCATGTTGCACCTACATCACGTTCAATCTGTGCCATTTGAGCAAATATCTCCGGGAAGTCCTTCCGGATTTTGTTCCAGTAGCCCATGCCACCTTTCACACAACCGATGCAGTTGTTGTTATTGTAGCCCATCTTGTACATAGCGGGGATTTTAATACCGGCTTTCCAAAGCATACCCATAGCATCCGGTTTCGTAATCTGCTTTTCAATAAGCGGGAACAGTGGTTTTGTGTCCGGGTACTGCTGTTTCAAGCGAATAGCCCGGTTAATCTCTTTCGGGTCATAATCAAATCCCCAAACTTGCCCGTCCCAACTTCCCAACTCCTTTTCCAATTTATACCGAACTTTCTTTTTCAGTTCAAGAGTACAAGCTGCTCCATGCGCACCATTAATAAATCCTTTCCGTAGCACATCGGCTACGCAAGTATATTTGTCGCTTCGAATGATGTGGATAGGCTGCCCGTACCACTTCTCACAATCTGCAAGGAATCGGGCGTTATCAGGATGTCCGGAGCCAGTTTCGATATAATAGAGATGCACATCTTCGTACAAGCTCAATGCTATCTTACAAGCGACTGCTGATGTTACACCACAAGAAAACCATGCTATAATCATTGTTTTTCTCTTTTATTTTTATACTTTTGTTCCGTTAATTCCAACATGAACCTAGTTTATCAAAAAAACTAGGTTGGAAAAAATGGAGATGCCGTCTCCGTTCCCTCGTTTCTCCATGGAGTCCGAGGTGAGGACATGACCGGACTTTGAAGCTAAAAAGGCGTAAGCAGCGTCGTAAGACGAAGTTTGTGGGGTTCGAATCCCCACCTCTGATAATTCTAAAAAACAACATATTGAGCAGACCACATAGGTCTGCTTTTCTATTTTATTCATTTCTGTTCTTGTTACGAATTAAGTTGATTGATCATTTCGTTAGCGACTGAAATACAATATCTGCAAAATGACTCTTTATCAAATGAAGTTTGCGGAAAATTCCCCTGCATTGCAGCCTTTACAAGTTGGAAACGTCTTTCCTCCCAATCAATAAGGTTTTCTTTTGTAGATAAATAGCATTCTTCTACATCTTCAAAGTCCCAAAACCTATTCATCTTCATATCAACGCATTCATAACCTTTGCTATCAATATAAGACACAACATCAATATCACTTCTATATGTATGCCCAGAGTAAGTTATTACATCTACAATCTCGCCTGTTTTTCTTATTTTTGCTTTCATATTCATTACTATATTGTTTTGAGTTATTTGGCAAAATAGGTACAAGCATAAACATCGGAACCTTTTCCAAAATCTACTCTTATACACATTTCACATCCACAGATAAAAGGAGATTCACTAACTACTGTACCAACAAGACCTCTATTTTCATCGAGAACCTGTGAACCTTTAGTCATTGTGTCAATGGCATTTTTCAGACGATAACTAGTGAATACTTTAAGAGAACGACCTCCGTCTTGATACATTATCAGTCCGGTTCTCAATCCAGTTACAAGTTCTAATACAAATTCTTCTTTATCCCTTCTGGATAATACTTTTTCGAGTATAATTTCCTGAACGCTTACGTCCGGAAACTGTTTTTTAAATATTGACTTATACATATTACTATATTTGAGTTAAAAAGGGAGATGTTCTATACTCTTTATTTCTTCAATGTGCCACCCTGTCTTTACCTTAGATTTAGTACCGTCTTTTTTCACTTTGAAAAATTCGGCATATATTCCAAGTAATTTAGTCCATCGGTTATAAGAAATCTGGCAACAATTATAGAAACCATAGAATTCTCTCCCGTCATTCAACGTAATCTTGCAGGTCGTAATAAATATATCAGAGACTTGCAGATTATGCTTCTTTTCAAAATCTTGCACTACGCAATAAAGTGTCTTAGTTAGATCACTTAGGCGATCTTTGTAATTATCTTTATAGTTAATTTCCATTGTCATAAAGGTTATTTTGCTTTTACAACAACATTGCGTAAGAAATTAGAGAACTCAGATCGCACGTCAAAGCAGGGACATGTCTTGATAAATTCCGCCGGTTCCACCTCACCTGAGCCATCCAGATCAGGTGAAGTATCCCGATGACCAAGTAACTCGATGATATCATACTCTTTGCATAGTTTCGCTACAAGTCCACGTAATGCCGCTTTTTGCTCGGGAGTACGAGTGTCGGCAGGTCTTCCACTCGCATCTAAACCACCGATGTAACAGATACCAATTGAGTGCTTATTGTAAGATACACCGGAAAATCCCTTCGTATTACAATGAGCCCCATCAATAGAAAGTGGACGTCCATTCTCTACATGACCATCAAGGTCGACCACGAAATTATAACCGATCTGGTTAAAGCCTCTTTGTCTGTGCATACGATCTATATCCTTTGCACGTAAATCCTGCCCGGCACGTGTTGCTGAGCAGTGAATGATAATTGAGTCAATTGTTTTCATTGTCTTTGGTATTATTAGCATCATAAACATCTTTACTACTATTTTCAATAGCTATTATCGCTGGATTTGAGAATGCCATTGCCTTGGCAATAGTTCCCAGATACCTGGAGAACTCCAATAACTGTTCCTGATTATACTCCTGATAACAGTCAATGATTACCCTGTCAGGACGCTTACCCTCATGTCGTATCCCAACAGGGGACTGGTAAGCCTTTAATGGCCATTCATGTTCGCCTTCCTTTAGTGTCAGCACACATTTCCTTTTCCTTGTATCAGACAACGTCTTCACGGATGGGGATAATTTGTCAATGAACGGGCGAAACGTCTCTTTTCTCAGTACCACATCACAACATGCCATCGATACACGAGAGTAACTCTTGCCGATGAAAGATGCGATTTCACGCAAAAGATAGCCTTCCTTACGAGCCATGTGACAGAATAGCATTCTCGCGTCAGCCACCTTCTGTTTCCTCACACGAGAGAGGATCAGAACCTTTGATACCCCAGTCACACGAGAAACATCCTGAAGGATAGCCCTCATCGACTTCTTATCTTTGTTCTCTTTCAAGTTCATAGATTGTCTTTAAATGGTTATTTAATTGTCTTTAAAAGCATCGGCTCCTGATGCGATGCCAGGTGATCTCTCGTTTGAAATCTTGCGGATGGAAAGGCTTATCACGCGTATGCCAGCCAAAACGTACTCGTTTACGCTCTTCGTGTATGAAGTCATCTATCTCATACTTGAGGTTCTCCAGCTTAATCTGTATCGGCTTCACTTCCTCCGTGACAACCTTGCTCACCATCTCTTCCGGATCGTTATGAGAGTCCTGCTCACATACAATGAGCAGGACTACGACTACCTTTGAACTGTTCATTCTTGCTTTTTCTTCTCGTCCGAGAATTCAGGATTGGCGTCTTTGTCAGCTGTATAAGGATATACGTCCATGATAGCTGTTTCCACTACCGAGGCTACCTCATACTCTGCCATTGTGCCTTTCATGCCGGTATCAAGGTTCTCCTTTGCCCGTCCCAGATCCGCAGCCTGTACCAGCACATAGGTGCTTGTCTTTTTCTTAGATCCGCTCTTATCATCTATCGTGATGAAGCACAACCTGCATTTAAACCAGCGGTCGTCGCATTCGGCATCACTGGGGAAAATTTCGCTGTAGTTGGCACGCTTAATGTCCGATACTGTAAACTCTCCGGAGATAAAGGGAGTCATCTCCTCGATTATCCTTGCTTCCGCTTCCGTGAAGCTGAGAGCATCTACCAGATAAGGTTCTGTTACTTTTTTCTGCATTCCGTTTTCCATTACTTTCTCGTAACGGATTTTACACTCAAACCATGTGTGCATTCCCATAATTATTTATCTTTTTCAGGTTCGTCAATATATTTATCCGCAAAACGGTCAAGCACCTTGATACACTTGTCCGGAAGCTGCTTTGCCGTATCGTTGGTCCTGATATAGTCAATCGTACCACCGATACCATAGATATAAAGCAGCTCCTTGGTCGTCGGAATAAAAATATTCGTCATCGCTGCTATTACACCACAGACAACAAAGCGCTTCAACCATTTGAAGAATGTGTGTTCGTCGTCCCTATCCTCGATTACATCACCTTCCGATACCAACAAAACAAGCAGCATGACAACGATAATTATCAAAGTTACAATCCATACGACTGTCAATGCAGTAGACAGGTTACCAATTACGGTCATCCAATAAATTTCATTCATAATGTAAAAAATTAAATTATTAATACTTGAGGTTATTCTTTCTCTTTTCAGGCTCTTTATACTTCCAGCCGTTGAGCCGATAGCATTCCTTCCTTGCTTCTTCACGGGTGGGGAACTCATCCACTTTGTCTGCCGTGCTGATACTCCCGGTCTCCACCCAGTGATAAACTACCCAGCGGCTGCCGATAGGAGCATATGAGTACTCAGGACGGCTGGTCTTCTTTCTTGGGTTCCACATAGAATGTTTCATCTTGTACTACAACCATACCGCATTTAGACAGTTTCTCTGCTACCTCTTCCTTATCACGATCAGCAAGCAGACGATCCTTTGCGACTTCTTCCGCCGTGCGGATGTAATCTGGGAGAATGGCTTTTACCAAAGCAAGCACAGATTCTTTTGTAAAACCTTTAAGTTGCTTGATCTTGGGAGTTCCTGTGCGGAATCCGAAAATTCCATGAGCACTCTTGTAACTCTTTGTTTTAGAGAAAAGGCTTTCTTTATTTTCCGTAGCGAATACCTGAAGGATCTCCATTGAGTCATCCTTCTTCTTTTGAAGTTCTGCCAGTTCCTCTGCATGCTTGTCACGGATGGCAGTAATCTTCAGTTCCATCTCAGCAGTGATCTTCTGAATTCTTGAGTCAGCCTGCGAGAATTCGCTCAATGCCGCTTCTACCTGTTCATTTGTCACACCGGTAATAATCGTCTTTTTAACTCTTGTCTTTGCCATAAAAATTGATTTTAATAATTAATACTATGTTGATTTCTCTCGTTTCTGTCGTTGTCGTTATTATTCCTGAGAGCGATCAGTACCCATATTCCACAGACACAGGCCCACAGCCTTACTTCAGGATTATCCGTGATGATGATTTTAACAACACAGGTGACGAATGCCAATATGCAAAGCAGTTTCATTTTCCCTCCTTTTTCTTAATCGTTTGTAACTGCTTTAGAGTCTCTTTTAACTCCTCCAGATTTTGCCGGCTTACATCCTTTTTGATGCTTCCGCGTCTTTTCAGAAAGGAAGAGATCTTTGCCTTGTTCATTTCAATCTCTTCAGGATCATCGTTACGATAATCTTTGTTGAGAATACCGATGTGCATAGATATACCGAATATCTGTCCCACGACTCTCGCCTGTTCCTCCTGGCGTTTTTCGTTCACCCCTTGCGGATCAAGTAAACTTTTGATCAACTGTGTAGCCTCATGCTTATATAGTTGTCTGGATGAGTCAGTGCGACCGTTACTGGCATCATAGATCATTGTACGGTAATCATCCTCACTCATGCCAGCCTGTCGTTTAAGGCGATGAAGCAAGGTTTTCTGAGGATTGGTGGCATAAAACACCAGGCGGGAAGGTTTGTTATTACTCATAATCGTTGCCATTTAATTCGTTACCATGATACAACCGGGCTCTCTCTTCGACAATGGGAATCTTCTTTCCTACATTGTTCCCCACACGTCCGCTTACTTCGGCAGCCAGACCCTGCACATGGAAGATTACTTTTGCCAGCTTCGAAGCCTGTCGCGCAGCGGCATTATGTGGTCTTCCCTTTTCCTCATGAGCAAGAATAATGAACAGCTTTTCCGGAAATTTACGGATGAGCTTAAGTAATCCATACTCCTTATTCATCAGCTCATCCTTGTAATAGGAGGCATTGTCAATAAACACAACTTTGGCGCTCCGACGGTCACGCAGCTTCTCCCATAGATCCTCAACAGGCATGTACTCGTACATGTACATATTGGAACATTCTTCCGGTATGCCTACCTGCAGGCAGGTATCCTGTATGCTTGCCGAGATACCCTCTTCCGCACTCAGGTATAGTACTCTTCCCATTTGCCGCAGATAATTGGCCAGCATAAGCGCGAAAGTGGTTTTACCGTTCTTCTCCGCACCATATATAAGCCATATCCCGTGATCTTCGGGCTCAGGGGATACATACTCCGCCCACATGCCGTCAAATTGAAATTTGGAGATTTTCTTGTCATACACATTACGCATGGTAAGCAGACGTACACGCTTTTTCGGCTTCTTTTCTTCTTCCTTTTCCATCATCAAGCTCCTTCCTGCATAAGTATTAATGCTGATTCTGCACGTCTCAGACCCGTTTCCAGGGTCTCTCCATGCGTATCAAGACACATATTCACAACTTTCTTTACCATCTCCCTGTCGCTTACATTGACCGACAGCACATCCGTGATCAGCCGACGGTAGAACAGCAGCCGGTCATCCTTACCCGTAGGCACAATCGAATAATATTTGCTGGAAAAGCGGGAGAACAGTTCCTTGAATGAATTCTTCCTGCTACGTCCCTTTCCATTCTGCAGTTTCGTGCGAAGTCCGTCAGATCCCATCATGAACCAGCCGCACATGTTTTCCGTACCGTTCCACAGGCCATGCAGGGATTCCAGTGCCGCATAACTCAGTGCGCCGGCTTCGTCAATAATCACGACTGGAGAAGGGATATTGCATAGGGTATACTTGATACTGTCTTCCATCTCCTCCACTGTTCCTTCGTCGGAACCGATGCAACGCGCCAGGTGAAGAATAAAGGAGCGACGGCTGCGACATTGCGTGGCATCCAGATAAAAGCAGTTCTTGCGGTTACGGGAAAGATAAAGGGCCGAATAGGTCTTGCCGATGGCGCATTCGTCCACGAACATCATCGCCTTGGAATACTCCTTGCAGAAATCCACATACTGCTCAATCATATTAAATACATCCGTACGGGCCATTCTCCACATACGCTCCGAAGCGGTTACTCCCAACAACCGGCCAACCGACAGCCATTTTCTGTGACCGATCTTCTTTTCGGTATCCGCAGTGATCTTTCCATTGACAATCTCACTGTAGATACCCTGATTAAGTCCATATTTCTTGGCAAATTCACCGTTACTGCCGCTGAAGAGTTCTCTTGCCTCCTTCAGGGCATCCAGTACTTTCTGTCTGTACTCTCTGGTAGTTTCTATTTCCATATCAGTTATATTTTAAAAGTTTGTTCTTAAATCTTTATTAAAGGATATTTGAGGATCATTCAAAATGATATCGTCCACCGGTGTCTCTTCCAGGATTTCAACCTCCTCACGTTCTTCGGGATGGTGCCATCTGTCAAGTGAGGAGATGCGGAACTTGTCGTTGAGCGTGTCACTTCTGTGATCGATGACTACCACCTTGCCGATTTCTTGATAGTGTCTGCGGCTGTAGCCCTCCAGTGTATTCCGGTAACGGGCCATGAGTTCACGGTTCTTCCTTTGCTCAGGAGTTTCCTCCAGTGCTGAACGTGCTGTAACAGGCTGCGGAACCGCTTCGCAGACAATCCTGCTGTCATCTCTGAGACAGATAACGGCGCGTAGTACACTCCCGTCGTTGTCGTCCATGTAGTGGATATCTACCTCCTTGCCGGCCAGCGTACGCATATACCCAATGAGCTTGTCGCCTGTAGCCAGGGTACCGTTATCTCCCAACATATACCACATCTTGCGGAAACGTACCTGGCCGGCAAGGCTTACGCTTGTAGCGACCTTCCTTCCCAAGGAGGGAAGGATGCTCCGCCAGTTGATAGCGTTCGTGTTATCCGGATTCTGCTTCTGGAGGAAAACTTCCCAACGTGTCATACCCTTGTAGATGCTATGCTCGGTATTATTCCATCTTTCAATGTCTATGAGGCATTCCTCTATGATTCGCTCGTAAGGCAGGATAGGGATCTTACCGGTAGACACCTGGTTGGACTCGCTTCTGGCAAACGGACGGGCCAGCCAGCCCTCACGTTTCTTTTCCATCTGGTAACGTATGGGACGCCAGTAACCTTCACATCTCTTGGAACGGGCGCTGTTGGCCTCGATCCTGACGGTTTTAAACATAGCTCCCGCCCTGAGGAAGGTATCTGAAAAGCCGGAGTTCAGATTACTCTCGCACTCCACCTCATAAGGCAGAGGCATACCCCAGCGTGAATAGTTGCGTACCATCTGGCGATAGAACTCGGAGATGATCCCCTCCTTGTCCTTTCCGTACACCCATGCGGTGATAGCCTCGCTGCCAAGATCCACTCCGCAATAGAACCATACACGCTTCCCCTCGGCATAGAAGAAGGGAGGCTGGCGGTCGTCCACGGAAATGATGCTGCCGGCCCATTGCGGGTGCTCCAGCGTTTCGAAGGGGACATACATTCCCAGACGGATCTGACGGTTTCCCGTACGCTTACGTGAAGTGGCTACACCCGACTCCCAGGAGCTCAGGAAACCGCTCACCGTCCGCTGAGAGATCTTACCATATTCCTTCGGATCGAACACCTCACCGGTCTCCACATTCACGATTTCCACATATCCCGCCAGGAAGGCATCGTATTGACGAAATACCTCAGCCATATCAGGTTTCCAGGACTGATGGGCAAACATACTCTCCAGAAGGGCTCGGGCCTTTTCCGTACGTATGCCGGCAGAGTTGTTACCTCTGTTCTTATTGATAAGAAAGCGGTAACCGTCCTCCTTGCTACCGGCGGAGTATTTCTTCATCTTCTCTATAAGACGGGCACGTGAGGGAGGAAGGGTATGGGTCTTTCCGAATCTCTTCTCCAGCACCTGCGAGAATGTACTGTAATCAGACCATACTGAATCGTCCAGCCCGTACATGCTTCTGCGTCCTCTGGACTGCCATTCGCTCAGGCGAGCCTCACGGAGTGCGAGCAAAGCGTTTAGGACAGAAGCGTTCATCACATACTTGTCCTGTTCCTCTGCCGAGAGAGTACCGGCGGCATCTTCATAAGTGGAATAGAAATCCACCGCATCAGAATCCACACCAAAATAAAGCAAAAGGATATGTTCCACACGGCGGGGATCGCCGATGGCCTCACGGATGGTCGCGGGAAGGGAATCGAAAAGGATGAGCAGACGGTTGCCCCGACCACCGCCACGGGAGTAGCGCTTAAGGCCGGTAGGCTTGTCTTTGTGACGGTCTATTTGCTTCTTTAAATTGTCATAGCTATAGAACCTGGGAACAAGCTCGTCCTTGGTGACCACCAGTATATCGTTATCTATAAAAATTGGCATTTCTATAATCGTTTAACTCTTGTGCAGTTCCCGGCTTCGATCCGGGAATGAAGGCCACCTTACCGTCTCTTTTTACCACCTATCGAAAAGATATATAGTTATGAAAATGGTTAAGTACGTAATCCTGAAAACTAGGAAACGGGAAGGTTCCTTGACTGCTCCTTTATTTATCCTCTGCGCGTCTGGTATATAGCGTCTCGGAGTGCTTTGAATAATTCTTCAAAGTCTTTTGCAAGCGATTCCTGTTTACTTTCTCTTTGTTGTACTGAGTAATACTCAGAAGCTTTTTGGATGAGCTTGGAGAAATTTGGATTTTCTTCCATAAGTCCAACAATCATCGTAATCAAAATATCTTCTCTGCCTATGAGAAGGCTACTACCATTAACCTTGTTTCCTTCGGTATCCCCAGCAATCATCAAAATCGAGATACCGTTTTCCTTGCATGTTTTTTTAACTTGCTCGGCCATTTTAAAAAGCTGTTCTTCTTTCATTTTAAATCTAATTTTAAGAGTTAATAAATCATTCTTGGTTATTTTGCTCTAGTATTTCATTACAGCTGTTGTTCTGATAAACTCATCCAGGTTACTGTTGATTTTCATTTCTTTGAGTATCATCGGAACTACTGCTTTGGAATCACCGCGAGCATAAGAGATACTGGTAAGTTCACCACTGTCATTCTCGTAACCGGCAACCGCGATGACCTGAATGCCGTTCTGCTTGCAGAACTCCTGCAGCTGCTTGAACATCAGTACTAATTGTTGTCTCTTTGTCATTTTAATCTATTTATGAGGGTTAATAAATCGTTTTAAATCTGCCCCTATTTATCACAAACCAGGGCAGTTGTGCTGCTTTCGCAGCTTGGCAAATACTTTACATTTATGGAAAAATTCAGAAATATCCTTATCCTCACGGACTGGGATAATCTTGCTGCCTCTGCAGCATGGGGTAAATAAACCATATAAATTAAAAGTTTTTATCATGAACTGGTTGTTCTTCCTTTTCTCCGATCATCCGTATTCCTCCGGTCATATGCCAGATCTTATCCGCCATCTCCTCGGCCCTTTCTCCGGTTATCGGACCGATCTTTATCACAATACCTTTACTCTTACTGCCGAAAACTGCAATCGGACAGACCATTTTATATTCACTCCAAATGGAGAATGCAAGTTTGACGTACAGAGGGTCGATACGTGATATGTAGGTGATCATTGCATTTCCTCCCATCCGATTGACAGCTGTTCGTAGACAGGGACTGGATCAGGGTAATAGTTGCGTTTCTTACAGTTGTCTTTTGCGGAACGATCCAATGCCGATGCAACTCTTTTGCTCATCGTGTTGCCGGAATATACTTTACGAACATGAGAATAGGTAAGATTCAGACCATTCGCAACTTCCAGAAGTTCCTTTCGACTTAGCCAATGGCGAACCTTTTCTTTCCATTCAATAAATTCCGGGCGGAATTTGGGAGAGGGTAATAGCTGACGCTGGGATGACTGGAGAGAATAGCCACCTGTGCGGCGGATCGAGGGAAGGACCTCGCTGGTGATCCATCTTTTGAAGGCTTTGGCTGCAGGCAATTTGGAGCCAAAGATGAGAGCGTACATACCACTTTCGTTGATCAAAGTGGTAATTTGGTTAAATCCTTGATTATCAGGGATAGCGTATTTCACGCTATCCTCATTATCAACGTGTTGCGCAATTGCTGATACAGGATTTGCGTATCCTAATGATAATGCAATATCTCTTCCTACAAAATAAAGCATCTCGTCGACTGTTATGGTTCTGATTTCAGCACCGATATTCTCATTTAAAAAGGTTTGCAGGCCGGTTGTCTGCGGATTGTTGTTTCTTGTTTCCATACTAATAATAATTTATAAGATTTTTATTTTGTCATAAGGATTTTCTACTTCCTCAAACTGTTTTCCGCCATGATTCAAAGCCCATGCACGAATAAAGTTCGCTAGATCACTTTCCGTTTGGAATTTTAGCGCTGCATACACGGTTACTGTAGACACTCCTTTTATGTCTGCAATCTCTTTAACCTTGTCTTTGTCTAACTTGATAAACTTCTCTTTTTTAGCCATATTTATTGATTTATGAACTGTTATTTACTACCTTTGATGCCTTCTTAATTGATTAAGATGCTGCAAACTTACAGAATATTCTGATATGGACAAAGAAAAGAATGAAAAACTTGCAGAAATTTCTGCAAGAATAACACAAGTGATCACTTTTTTAGGTGAAACACCTAATAGTTTTGCTACGAAATTGGGATATCCAAGAGCGCAGACAATTTATGATATACAAAAGATGAAGTCTGCACCAAGCTATGATTTCTTTCAGCGTTTTTCGACTGCAGGATTTTCTGCAATCATAGATTTAGATTGGCTTCTTACCGGAAATGGCACAATGCTAAAAGAAGAGCAAAAAAAAGAAGAAGTATCAATTAACACGGTAGATGCTTCTTGCATATATAATATGTATAAAGACTACAAAAATATGCAAGAAAAGAAGGATCTTGAAATAAAAGGATTGCAGACTAAAATCGATGAGCTACACGCAAAAATTGAAAAGCAAAACGATACTATAAATATCCTAATTGCAGAAAACAAAGAGCTTGAAGCAAGGCTGGATGTATTAGATCCCCTCCAATTGCCGCCTGTTGGAGATGTACTTCAAAAAAAATCGTTGTCGTCGCAGATACAGCCTATTGCATCTGCGCCTGTCCGTATAGAAAAAGGAAAAGCAATGAATGACGAATATAATCAAGACTTTAGAGATACCTAATATTGTTTCTTTTCTTAATATCTGCATTGATATAATACGAACAGGTAATGTAAATCAATCACAATTTAGTTTAAACGAATATGTACGAAAATTAATAATAAATAGCCCTATGGACCCCAAAAAGACTTATCAATGTATATCTGTATACAATGAATTGTTTATAGATTTTGCTCATAAGAGAAAAGGAGAACAAAACAATAGAGAATTTTGGTATGCAATGGACAATTTGCATCAGATGTTTCCTGAATGCAATATACTTGTGGAAAAATACGTGATCAGACATTTTTCAACAGGGATAGCAGAAGATGTTCGAATAAAGTGCGATTCTCCTAAGGTTCAAGAGATCGCAAATCAGATTTATGATACTCACTACTATGTTGTTCCGTTAAACTTATCGTCATTGGGAGATAGGAAACGAGATGACGCGATAGATTATCTGTTAAATAGCGATTCAGGAAATTCGAAAGAGCCAACTGAAAATCAATATAATCATTGA